ATATGAAATTTGTATTTCTTACTCCTGCTAATAAAACATTGAATTGGCATATAGATAAAGGCACAAAATGTGCAATAAACTGGGTGATAAATAAACCCTTAACTGATGCCGTATTAGAGTATAAAGATGGTAGTTATATATACAAAGCTGCCATAGTAAATACTAGTAGAAAACATAGAGTAACAAATTTAGAGTTTGAAAGAATATTATTTAAAGTATCATGTTTTGACATGACATATGAGGAATTATGCACAAAATACAATACCCAATTTATATCATCAGTGAAGAGCCAGAAGAAATAGATGGTTTACTCCTTATTGGAGACCAAGTGGTAGATGATAAAAATATGCCAGGAAAGACACTAGGCATGAGAAGGTTACAAACTCCGATGAAGAGTAAGTATCCTTTGCGTTATCAATTAGATGACGAAGTCGCTATGATGAAACATAGAGGCAAACATTTCATAGATAGTAATGGAGTTTATTGGTATGATGAAAAAACGACAACGACAGCACTTAAATACCATAAGATACGAAAAGTGGAGAAAAAGGATATTGCAACAGTTCTTTGGTTCAAAGATGTCCCCTTTCCATTTATCGAAGCCCGTCCACCGCAGGACGGCATGGGTTGGGCAGGTATTCTATACAAAAAAGGAATACCTTGGAAAATATGGGAATATTGCGAAGAAAAGAAAAAGGATACATGGAGAAAAATTTAAGAGATTGGTATAAGGCGTTATCATGGCGGTTAATAGCTATGGGTATTACTGCGATAATAGCGTTACTTGTAACGGGAAGTTATGAACTAGCAGCAGGTATTGCTGTAGCAGACAGTATTGTCAAGATATTGGCATATGTCTATCACGAGAGGTTATGGAGATGGTTGACACACAAAAGTTAAGACAAAAGTTAGAAACAAATATAGTACTAATACGATTTCAGAGTTTGAAATCTGGTAAAGAATATGAAAGAGAGTATACTTTATGTGAAAAGTATATGGAAATTCCTAATCATATTAGAAACCAAACGGGAGATAAATTATTATGCTATGATGTAGAGTTTCAGAAATGGGAAGATTTACAAGAAGATACAATAATTAAGTTTACAGTAGTAGAATAATGTGCGGATTTGTAGTAACAACTGATATAAATAATACTGAGCTTATGTTAAGCAAACAAGCTTTTCGAGGCCCAGATGCGCAGTCGTTTTACAAAGACAAATATATAGGTATGGGACATGCTTTACTAGACATAAATGGTGAAAGACAAGTACAACCCTATAAAACCAAAAATGGAAACTATATTGTTTTTAATGGAGAAATGTACGATACAACAATAGCTAATGATACAGAGTATTTAGCAAATGGGTTAGAAACATATGGAGTAGACTTTCTAGTACATAATGATTGGCACGGCTCTTTGGTTTGGTACAAACCTAAACAAAAAGAAGTATTTATGGTTAGAGACCATTTTGGAGCAAAACCTTTATGGCATTACCAAAAAGGCTCAGAATTTACTATTACTACTAGTTTAAGAAGTATAATAAATGGAGAGCCAGATAATACTCATGAAATGATGTATAGACTAAATTCTCTAATGGAAGGAGATGAGTGTCACATAAAAAATGTAAGAAAAGTTGCTCCAGGAGAGTTTCACACTATAAATTTAGAGAAAAAGACAATAGTCACAGGTAATTTATGGAATGGTTTTCTAGTAGAAAAACGACCTTTTAATATAGAAGTATTCAAAGAAAAGCTAATAGAAAGTATTAGTAAAATAGCAACCACAAAACAAAAATGTGGACTTTTCTTAAGCGGTGGACTAGATAGCACAATGGTGTTATCTGTTGTTAAAGACTTAGGATTAGACCTTACAGTTTATATCTGTGGATATGATGATACAAAAGGTTTATATTGGAATCATGATGCTTTCCGAACAGAATCAAAACTAGCTGTACAAACTTGTAAGATGTGGAAAGTGCCATACAAAGTAATAACATTACAACAAGAGTTAATGTATCATTATGATAGAGAGTGGCTAAATCATACTAGATATCCTTGGTCAGATAGAAATAGAAGATGTCCTAGATATATGTTAGCAAAGTTTGCTGCAAAAGATGGTTGCAAAGTAATATTTACAGGTGATAGTGCAGATGAAATAGTAACTGGATATCTTCATCATGGTAAATATTGGGAAGAAGGGTATAAGAAAAATAAAATAAAAAGATACCAAGAGTATAAATGGTATCCAAAAATAAGACATGGAGCAGATGCTTGGAATGATTTATTACTAGGAGATTTACTGATAACATCGGAACAAAATGTATTAGCAACTGACCAGACCTGCGGAATGTTTGGAATGGAATCTAGACCCTGTTTTCTTGGTCAAAACTTTGTAAAATGGTGCTACCAACATGATGGATTTTTTAAATTTAAACAACACCCAGAATGGAACACAGGCACTTACAAGTATTTATTAAGAGAAGTTATGGCAGATTATATTCCTGAGCATATAAGAAACAAAAAGAAAAAAGTAGGTTGGAGTAGTCCGTGGGACAATAATCACGATAGAACAGTAAAATTAGCAAGAATGTTAGATTGGCAATATCTACACTCATTATTATGAAAGCAGTATTAAGTAACAGAATATATTTATCCGCTAATAAGGAGTTGATGAATCGTTTGGAAAGAGAATTGACATATACAATTGCTCCTCGAATACCTAGTGACCCACCTATCGTATTCAAAACATTTAGATATGTTAGAGAGGGTTTATGTTCCGTGCCTATGGGAAGAGAAGATTTAATCCCATCAGATTACGAAATAGTAGATAAACGAGTGGTAAATGAAATTGAACACCCTGACTTTGCGTACAAATTACGACCTTCCCAGCAGATGGCATATGACGAAGTATATGACAATAGTATAATTAACGCATGGGTAAGTTGGGGAAAGACAATAACGGCTTTAGCCATAGCTGCGAAGTTAGGTCAGAAAACCCTAGTGGTAACCCATACAACTAACCTACGAAATCAGTGGGAAAAAGAGGTTAAAAAGTCCTTTGGATATACAGCAGGGAGAATAGGTAGTGGAATGTTCAATATTGATGCTCCTATCTGTGTCGGGAATATTCAGACTTTATACCGTCGCATGGACGTTCTTAAAAAAGAGTTCGGGACACTTATACTTGACGAAATGCATCATGTTAGTAGTCCAACCTTTACTCGTATTATAGACGAGATGCCATGCAGATATAAGATAGGACTTACGGGAACATTAGAAAGAAAAGACGGAAGACATGTTGTTTTTCGTGATTATTTCGGTAATAATGTAATAAAACCGCCAAAAGAAAATTATCTAGTTCCAAAGATTGATATTCTCAAAACAGAGATTAGGTTTCTAGATGGCGCTTATATTCCGTGGGCAGAACGAATCAATCACTTAACCATGGACGCAGAATATGTACATGGCGTTAGTGCAACAGCAGCTAGATACGCAGCCCTCGGGCATAAGGTATTAGTCGTGTCAGATAGAGTACACTTTCTAAAAAGTTGTGCAAAACTATGTGGCGATAAGGCAGTATCAATTACAGGGGATATGGATTTTGCCGAAAGAGAAAGAACAATGCAAATGATAAAAGATAATAAAAATATTCTTTTTGGAACACAAGCAATTTTCTCTGAAGGTATTTCTCTCAATGAGTTGAGTTGTTTAATACTGGCAACCCCAGTAAATAATGAACCACTACTTACACAGCTTATTGGAAGAGTAATAAGAAAAATAGAAGGAAAGAAACAACCAGTAGTAGTTGACTTTCACTTAAAAGGTAAAACAGCAGCCCGTCAAGCAAATGCTAGAATGGGTTACTACATGAAACAAGGATACGAGGTAAATGTATTATGAATGAAACAACAATAACATTAGATATGGAGAAGATACAAAAGATAAAACTCTTTATAGCAACTCCAATGTATGGAGGTCAATGCTATGGCATGTATACAAAATCTTTATTAGACACAGCAAATCTTTTCTCAGAGAATGGTATTATGCACCAAGTATATTATCTATTTAATGAATCACTGGTTACAAGAGCAAGAAACTATTGTGTCAATGCGTTTCTAAAATCAGAGTGTACACACTTGATGTTTATAGATAGTGATGTCAGTTGGAAAGCGATGGATTTATTATATATGCTACATCTGATGGCTACAAGAGAAGATATTAGAATGTTCTGTGGATTATACCCTAAGAAGTGTATAGCATGGGAAAAAGTATTACATGCGGCTAAGTCAGGAATGTATGACCAACACCCTGTACATTTAGAAAAAGTAGCAGGAGATTTAGTAATGAATCCAGACCCAGAGGCATATCCAGATGGGGTTGCTCCAGTATTTGAACCTATACAAGTAAAAGAAGGTGCAACAGGATTTATGATAATAGAAAGGTCAGTATTTGAGGAGTACCAAGACGCACACCCTGAATATATGTATAAACCTGACCACATTAGAGAAGGTGAGTTTAAAGCAGGAGAACAAATATGTGCTTTCTTCGATACACTAATTAACGAAGAAAATAGATACTTATCAGAAGATTATATGTTCTCAGAAAATTGCAGAAAACTTGGAATTAAAATCTGGGCGTTGCCACATATTGAGCTAATGCATTCAGGTAGTTATATCTATCAAGGTAAGATTGTAGATATGGCAAATGTTGGCGTTCATGCTACATTAGACCCTGAACATGCACAAAAAATCTTAGATGGCAAGACAGCCAAGAGCGGTAAAAAATAGTTCTTGACATGAGTTCAAAAATTTGTTATAATATATTACTATATGACTGGAATAAGATTATGCAAGTAAGCAAAGGAAATGTCAATGATATAATTACAATCCTTAGAATTATTACTTACAGACTTACTCCAAAGAATTACTATGATAAGACTTTTAAGTTTTATAAACACAAGTTCGGTGGAAAGTCATATCTGTTAAATGCGAAACAGTTACTTGAAACAGGACGCACATTTAGTGATAAAGAGGTTGCAGAGTATGCAGGTGTCGCTTCTTTTCGCAACTATCACAACTATGTGAATACTAAAGACACCACACTAGGACTTCTGGAATGTCCAATTTCAGAAGATATTTTAAAAAATAATAGACTGCTCGATATTAGAGATGGACGCATACACTTTATGTTCGAGGAGACAGAAGGAGAATAAAAATGGCAATTGGATTCAACCAAACCAAGGGCTCAGCCCAAAAAGAAAAAATCGAAACTTATAATTATGCTGGTAAAGAAGACCATCACCTAAGAATGGTGGGCGACTTATTACCAAGATATGTCTATTGGCTTAAAGGTGAGAACGGTAAAAACATTCCTATGGAGTGCTTATCTTTCGACAGAAACACTGAAACTTTCAATAACAAAGAGCCAGACCATGTAAGAGAATTTTATCCTGACCTAAAATGCGGTTGGTCATACGCTATCCAGTGTATAGACTACGGTGATAAGTCAGTTAAAGTTCTTAATCTAAAAAGAAAACTGTTCGACCAAATAGTAGTAGCTATGGAAGAATTAGGAGACCCAACAGACCCAGTAACAGGATACGACATCTTCTTTAAGAGAAAGAAGACTGGACCTCAAGTGTTCAATGTTGAGTATCAATTACAAGTTCTAAAGTGCAAACCAAGAGAACTTGAAGAGTGGGAAAAAGACTTAGTTGCAAATCTAAAGTCTATGGACGATGTTCTACCAAGACCTACAGCTGACGCACAGTTAGAGTTACTTAGAAGATTAACTTCAAATGAAGGCGAAGTCGCAGATGAAGTATCTGAGGAGTTTGATGTATCATGATTGGAGTCGGACAAGAGTTTCCGTACTTTGTAAAGAACGGAGTTGATTATGTCAATGCTATGTGTGAAGTAGCATATGACGATTTTAATGGGTGGAAAGTATATTACTTTTACCCAAAAGATTTCACATTTATTTGCCCAACAGAAATCAAAGGCATGGATATGCTTACCTCAGAGGCTACTGTAGTAGGATTTAGTGGCGATAATGAATTTTGTAAACTCGCTTGGAAAGAAAGCAATGAGTTGATAAAACATATTCAACACACTCTTGCATGTGACAGTGGATTAGAATTATCTAAAACACTTGGCATTTATGATAAGTTAAATGGTGTTTGTTATAGAGCAACTTATATTGTAGACCCAGACGGGATTATTGCACATATGTCTGTTAATAGAGATGACACAGGTAGAAATGCTAGTGAGATTCTTAGAACTTTACAAGCACTAAAAGCAGGTGGACTAACAGGTTGTGAATGGCAACCAGGAGAAGATTTCGTAGCATGATTTTATTTACAGCCGATTGGCACATTAAATTAGGACAGAAAAATGTACCAGTGCCGTGGGCATGTACACGCTACAAATTATTTTTTCAGCAAGTACAAGACGCTATAGAAAAACATAATGTTAGTTTACATATCATTGGAGGGGACTTGTTTGACCGAGTCCCTTCAATGGACGAGCTTACTTTATATTTTGATTTTGTAAAAGATTGTAATATTAGAACAGTAATCTTTGATGGCAACCATGAAGCTACAAAGAAAAATCATACATTTTTTACAAACTTAAAAAGAGTAACAAATGAAATTAATCCTCTAGTAGAAGTAATAACAGAAACTTACTACGAGGATAACTGGGCGATACTGCCTTATGCTGATTTGCATAGAAAGAAAAGTATAGAGGAGATATCAGCAGAGTATCTCTTTACTCATGTTCGTGGTGAGATACCACCTCATGTAGTACCAGAAGTAGATTTGGAAAGATTTGACAAGTTCAAAACGGTGTTTGCTGGAGACTTACATGCTCACGAGAATACTCAAAGAAATATTGTGTATCCAGGCAGCCCGATGACAACATCTTTTCATAGAAACGAGGTAACTACAGGTTACCTTACAATTGATGATAATATGCAATGGACATGGCATCAGTTTGATTTACCACAACTTATTCGTAAGACTGTGGAAGACCCTGATGAAATGGTACCAACAGACTTTCATCATACTATCTATGAACTAGAAGGAGATGTACAAGATTTGGCAAAAGTCAAAAACTCCGATTTACTTGATAAGAAAGTAGTAAAAAGAGAAGTAGAGGCAACATTAAGTTTGCATGGAGATATGACTATCGGTGATGAACTGGGAGTATATCTTAAAGAAATACTATCTCTTGATGATAACAAGATAAGGAATATAATGGGAGTTTTTAATGATTATTCTACAAAAACTGAAGTGGGATAACTGTTTCTCTTATGGGGAAGGTAATGAGATAGACTTGTCAAAGTCTACACTTACACAACTAGTAGGAACAAACGGAGTTGGTAAAAGTTCAATACCTCTCATATTAGAGGAAGTGTTATTTAATAAGAATAGTAAAAATGTTAAGAAAGCAGATATTGCGAATCGATACATTGGAAAAGGCTATGACATCAGTCTTGACTTTTCTGTCGATAGTGATTTATATAATATTAGTGTATCGAGGCGTGCTACATTAAAGTGTAAGCTGACAAAGAATGGAGAAGATATTTCTTCTCATACTGCGTCTAATACTTACAAAACTTTGAACGAAGTTCTTGGTATAGACTTCAAAACTTTTTCGCAGTTAGTTTATCAAAATACAAACGCATCGTTGCAGTTTTTAACTGCTACGGATACTAACCGTAAAAAGTTCCTAATCGACCTCTTAAAACTAGACGAGTATGTCTCGTACTTTGAGACATTTAAAGAGGCTGTGCGTGTATCATCAAGTGAGATTACTACTAGCAATGCAAAAATTGCAACAATCGAGAAATGGCTCGAAGATAATTTTTTAGAAGATACTAGTCTACTTGAGAAGATGAATTTACCAAAATTTTCGGAAAAAGACGAAGAATCTTTGCGTTCTTTACAATTAGAATTTGAAAATATCTCGGAAAAGAACAAAAAAATAAATGACAATAATTTACGGAAAGAGCAGTTAAAATCAATAGATTTGCACGAAGCGAAAAGATTACTAGCCTTACACCCTGAGGAAGTTGATACAGCAGACCACCTCACTAGACTTGGAGCATGGAAGTCTGAGGCTATGCATGAACAAACTATGATAGGCAAGTATACAGACTTATCATTAGTTGAGGACGCAACTTGTCCTACTTGTGACCAAGAGATAAATCAAGCTTTTGTACAACAAGAAATAAAAGAGCACAAAATGAGATATGACCAGTGTCTTAAATTTGCTGCAAAAGATAGAGAAAAACTAGAGGAAGTAGAACAGAACAATGAAATACATAGGAAGGCAAAACGAGAAGTCAGAACTTGGGAAGACCTCTACAGGTCTATTGACAACGAACTCCCACAACGAGTACTTGAGAAAGAATCCATTGAAAACGAAATTCAAACGCTTCGTGAAAGGATTACCAGTGCTAGGGAAGATTTACAAAGGGTAGTAGACGAAAATGAAAGACGAGAAAGACACAATACAAGAATCGGCATCATACTTGAACAAACTAATGACTTTCAGACACAACTTGATTCGTTGCGAGATGGACTTGAGAGTATCGAGAACAAATTTACGATTCTTGAGATTCTTAAGAAAGCGTTTAGCACAAATGGACTTCTCGCCTACAAGATAGAATCATTAGTAAAAGAATTAGAAGTTATGACTAATGACTATCTCGCTGAGTTTAGTGATGGTAGATTTAGTATTAACTTTGTTGTAGAGAACGATAAACTAAATGTCGAAGTATCTGACAACGGAAATATTATTGACATACTAGCATTGTCTAGTGGTGAGTTAGCTCGTGTCAATATAGCAACACTAGTTGCAATACGAAAACTTATGACTTCAATATCAAGAAGTCAAATAAATGTATTGTTCCTCGATGAAGTCAATCAGGCTCTTGATGAACAAGGAAAAGAGAAAGTAGTGGAAGTTCTACTAAAAGAAGAAAATCTAAATACATATTTAGTTTCTCATGGTTGGACACACCCACTATTAGAAAAGATAGAGATAATTAAAGAGGAGAATATTAGTTATTTAAATGAGTAATTTAGGGTATCCATTATTAATAGTAGGTTTTATGGTTTCATTGATTGCATATACCTACCAAAACTTAGAGTATAAAGGCTATGCTAGTGCACATAATTGCTCGGGTGAGTGTTATGAAGAATATTTACGAGTGCATGGTACAATGGCAGAACAACTTGCGAAACAGCAGGAAGCTGCGGCGGCAGACCCATTTAGCTCAATTAGGGGCTTATGGGCAGGTTGTGCGGCTTGTCACGGTAATGAAGGACAAGGCATGGGTGCTTTTCCTAAACTTGCTGGACAAAATGCGGAATACATTTCACAAAGACTGTACGCGTATCAAAACAGAGAAACAATAGGAGCAATGAGTGCCACTATGTGGGCCCAAGCGGGTATGTTATCGGATAACGATATACAGACATTATCAGAATTTATTGAAGAAACAATGAAATGAGCGACCCTTGGAAACGAAAAGAGTACAACAAACAAGAACGCTATCCCCAACAACTGGAGATACAGTTGAACAAAACTGTTGAAGCAACAGATGAAGAGTGGGACGAGTGGCAAGAGAAAGAACTTAATTGGTGGGCAGAAAAGCAGATACCAATAGTAGCTTTCATGGCTTTCGTACAGTTATTTGTTTTCGGAGGTATGCTCATGGCATTTTTTCTTATAGGAAAAGGATTAAAATGAAAATAGAAATATATAGTATAC